TCAGGGCATATCTACCCGATGCAGTCCGAGCCGATGCTGGACAGTCCTTTTACAGTCCGACCTAGTCCGAGTCAATGACAACTAAGACCAAAAAGACCCAGCCGCTACGAGGGGCAACGCAACCGAGGATTCACAGCCCACTTCTCAAGGGCAAGTCCAGAGCTGGTGAAGTAATTGAAATGGTCGAGCGTTTAAAGATGGACAAACTCATGCCATATCAAGAGCATGTCCTCAAACAAATGATGATGGTGGATAAGAAAGACCAATATCGAGTTAAGACCGCCCTGCTGCTCATTTCAAGACAGAATGGCAAGTCTCACTTAGGCAGAGTGCGTGTTATCTGGGGCATGTTTTATGGCGATGAGAAGAAGCACATCATTATGTCCTCAAACCGAGCAACTGCCCTTATGACCTTTAGAGAAATTGCTTGGATCATAGAATCAACTCCAGAACTCAAGGCCTTGACTAAAGCAGTCCGATATGCCAACGGTGGCGAGCGAATAGAGCTTCTCAATGGTGCAACCCTTGACTTGGTATCCGATACCAGAGACTCAGCGCGTGGTCGCACTGCTGACTTCTTATGGATTGATGAAGTGCGTGAAATATCTGAGGACGGGTACAAAGCTGCAATTCCAACCACCAGAGCCCGCGCTAACGCCCAGACATTTTTAACATCGAATGCGGGTGATGCATTCTCAACAGTCCTCAATGGACTAGTTGAACGAGCTAAGGATTACCCGCCTGAGACCTTTGGCTATTATGAGTATTCTGCCCCACAGTATTGCAAGATAGACATCAGATCAGAAGCTTTTTGGCGTGATGCTGTAGCACCAAGTAATCCTGCTCTGGGTTATACAGTGACTAAAGAATCAATCGAAGAAGCCATTGCAACTGCTCCGATTGAGACTACTAGAACCGAGACTTTATGCCAGTGGATTGATTCGCTTCAAAGTCCTTGGCCTCATGGCGTACTTGAGGAGACTAGTGATAACACACTAGAACTTGCAGTTGGGGCTTATACTATATTTGGTTTCGATGTCAGTCCTTCGAGAAGGAACGCATCTTTAGTCGCTGGACAATTACTTCCAGATGGAAGGATTGGCATCGGAATTATGGAGACTTGGAGTTCTCAAGTCGCAGTTGATGATCTAAAGATTGCAGCAGCTATAAAAGGCTGGTGTGACCTTTACAGACCGCGCCTAGTCTGCTACGACAAGTACGCCACTCAATCTATAGCCGATAGGTTAAAGCAGGCTGGAGTAATGACAGAGGATGTCTCAGGCCAGCAGTTCTATCAGGCCTGTGGCGATTTATTGACTGGATTGGTAACTCATAAGGTTGTTCATAATGGGCAAGTCGAACTTGTCCAACAATTTAATAATTGCGCAGCTAAGGTCAATGACTCAGCTTGGAGAATCATAAAGCGCAAATCGGCAGGCGATATAAGTGCCATTATTGGAGTTGCAATGACTGTAAGCAAGTTAATGCTTCCAGCACCTAAACCTCAGATTATTACCTAGACACACCTTAGGTGGTATGTCAAATACTTGACATGTGCTACCATTTATGTCTATGGGTCGCATCTTGCAAACATTCGGTCTCCAGTCTAAGCCTCTATTAGAAGCTCAGTCTGCTCCTCAAGTTCTTGGCGAGTATTCACCTTATGCCATGCCTTTTCAGTATGCCTTTGTTAGCAGAGAAGATGCTCTCAGTGTTCCAGCATTAATGAGATGCAGAAATCTTTTAGCGGGAACTATTGGCGCAATTCCAATGGAGCTTTACAAAAAATCTACTAATGAAGAACTTGGCTCACCTGCATGGTTAGAGCAACCTTCTTATTCACAGCCACGATCTGTAACGATTGCATACACAGTTGAATCGTTGCTCCTATATTCGCAGGCCTTCTGGAAAGTGGTTGAGATTTATTCCGAGGATGGCCGACCATCTCGCTTTGAGTGGATTGCTAACAATCGCGTAACTGCAACACTTGATAGCACTAACACTTTTGTAAAATCTTATGCAATTGATGGAATGACTTTACCAATGGACGGCTTAGGAAGTTTGGTCACATTCCAAAGCTTGCTTCCTGGAATCTTAACTACTGGCATTCAAACAATCCGCGCAGCTATTGATGTGCAAAAAGCAGCAGCGGTCTCAGCTTCTCAACCAATGCCGACTGGGATAATTCGGAACAATGGCGCTGACCTTGATCCTAAAGAAGTTTCTGGATTATTAGCTGCTTTCAAGAGCGCAAGAAATAATCGCTCTACTGCTTACTTGACTTCTACTCTTGAGTATGTTCCTGTTCAATTTTCACCTAAGGACATGATGTACGGCGAGGCAATTCAAAATCTTGCAACTGAAATTGCTCGTTTGTGCAATGTTCCAGCAATCTATGTATCTGCTGACCAAAACTCAAGTTATACATACAATAATGTTCAAGACGAGAGAAAACAGTTTCTTCAGCTATCTTTGCAGCCTTTCATAAGTGCGATAGAAGATCGCTTGTCTATGGATGATATTACTGCTCGTGGCAATGTGGTGAAGTTCGATATTGATAAGAACTTCTTGCGCACTGACCCAATGCAAGAATTAGCAGTAATTGAGAAACTACTTAGCCTTAATCTTATTACTCAAGAACAAGCTATGGAAATGACTGATCTAACACCTAATGGAAGTCAAGGTATGGAATGAACCAAGTAATCACTTTCTCAGCTGAACTAACAGCCGACTCAGCAAGTCGCACTATCTCAGGCAAGATTGTTCCACTCAATGTCGAAGCAGGCTCAACTAATATGGGCAAAGTAATATTTGCTTCTGGCTCTATTGAGATTCAAGACCCTAAAGCAATCAAGCTACTAAGCCAGCATGATAACAAAAAGCCTTTAGGTCGCATGGTCTCATTTAGCGAATCAGAAGATGCAATTCACGCAGTCTTTTCTGTTAGCCGTTCTCAGCGCGGTACAGAAGCTCTTATCCTTGCAGAAGAAGGTTTGCAGTCAGGATTGAGCATTGGTGCAGAAGTTCTTAAGTCTAAAATCAAGGATGGCATTACTTATGTTTCCTCAGCTAGGCTCGTAGAAACGAGCCTTGTTACAGAGCCCGCATTTAAGTCGGCTCAAGTCACTGATATTGCAGCAGAAGAATCTGCTGTAGAAGAAGAAACCCAACCAACAGAAAGCGAGACAGCCACCGTGGAAGAAACCACTTCAGCAGTCGAAGCAACACCAGTTGAAGCACAAGCGGTTGAAGCTGCTCGCCCAACTGTATCAGCAGCATACTTTACAAAGCCACGCATTGAAGTAACAGCAGCCAAGTATGCAGAAAACACAATCCGCGCAGCTCTAGGTGATGAAGATGCTCGTCAATATCTACGCGCAGCAGATGACACAACAGATAACGCAGGTCTAGTACCAACACGCCAACTATCTGAAATCATCAACCCACTATCAACAACAATTCGTCCTTCAATCGATGCAATCTCTCGTGGAGTATTGCCAGATGCAGGTATGACTTTTGAGATTCCAAAGATTACAGCAGCACCAACAGTTGCAGATACAGCAGAAGGTGCAGCATTCTCAGATACAGATCAGACAGCAGCATTCTTGTCAGTATCAGTTAAAAAGTACGCTGGACAGCAGACATTCTCTGTTGAATTGCTAGATCGTACATCTCCAGCATTCTTTGATGAGCTTGTACGCAACATGGCTGCAGCTTATGCAAAGGCAACAAACGCAGCAGTGAATGCTGCTCTTATTGCAGGAGCAACAGCAGATGCAACAACAACAGTCACATATCCAACAGCTTCAGAGTTGCTAGGTATTGTTGCTCGTGGTTCTGCTTCTGTCTATGGCGCTACAGCAGGACTTCCAAATCCATTCGCTCGCAACATGGTTGTATCAACAGGACAATGGTCAAACATCATGTCTCTTAACGATGCAGGCCGCCCAATTTATACAGCTTCACAGCCAATGAACGCAGGCGGTGTAGTAGCACCAACATCACTCACAGGTAATGTTGCTGGACTTAACCTTTATGTTGATCCAACAAACGCAGGCGATGGCGATGGAACAATCCTTATCGTGAATCCAGATGCATACACATGGTATGAGAGCCCTACCTACCGCCTACGCGCAGAATCAACCGCAGCAGGACAGGTAACTATCGGCTACTACGGCTTTGGTGCGATTGCAACTAAGGTCGGCGCAGGCGCATTTAAGAATAACAAGGCGTAAGCCACACTAAGTCGCTCTGGGGAGTAGTAGCCCTCTACTCCCCAGAGTCTTTAGAAAGGAATGGGAATGGCACTTACAACAGTTTCAGAACTCCGCACAACTCTCGGAGTCGGCACTTTGTATCCAGATGCCACCCTTCAGGAAGTCTGTGACGCGACAGACGCAGTCTTACTTCCAATGTTATGGGCTAACAATTATTTCAATGTTGCTCATAGCAACACAGCAACTACTGGCACTCTTTATTTTGCAGAACCAATCACAGAAGATTTTTATGTAGGTCAGACAGTAGTCGTAGGTGGTAATGGATCTAAACACAATGGCTCAAAGACTATTACTGCTGTTGGTGATTACTCAATTACTTATGCAATTACAGGCAACAACAACACTGCAGTTGTAGAGCATAAGGTTATGCCTTATGGCACAGTAGCAGCAGAGACTTATGTTGATTGGTCTCTTGACATGGCAGTCCAGCAAGCAGCTTTGATGGTATCTGTTGAAATCTGGCAAGCGCGTACTGCAACCCTTTCAGGCAGTAACCTTGTCGATTTCCAGCCAAGCCCTTATCGAATGAGCGCACAGCTTCTCGCTAAGGTGCGAGGATTGATAGCCCACGCACTAGACCCACGCTCGATGGTGGGATAATGCCAGTTGCCCTCACCACACTTAGAACGACACTTGCCACAGCTTTAGTCGATAACACAAAATGGCAAACCTTTGCATTTCCACCTGCCACAGTCTTGGCTAACTCAGTCATTGTTAGCCCCGATGATCCTTATATTACTCCTAGCAATAATGCTCGTAACACAGTAAGCCCACTTGCTAACTTTCGAGTTCTCATTGTTGCGCCTTTATTCGATAACGAGGGCAACCTCAATGGCATAGAAGATTTTGTAGTGCGAGTGTTTAACCTACTCGCTGCATCTTCTTTGACCTATAATGTAGGCACAATAAGTGCGCCTAGTGTTCTCAATGCTGCTTCGGGAGACCTACTCAGTTGCGAGATGTCCGTATCAATCCTAACAAGTTGGAGCTAACATGTCACTAACACCAGAGGATTTGGCCTTCTTGAAGAAGATTGGTCAAGTCAGCGAACCAGCACCAAAGCCAGTATCAACCAAGAAAGATGAGGAATAATCAATGGCAATTTTCTTAAACAATAAGGTCGGATTTAAGATTGCTACAGTCAATCTTTCTGATCATGTTACTGCATTTACTCTTAACCGCGTTCTAGACCAGATTCCTGTAACGGCCATGGGCGATACCGCCAATAAGTTCGTAACTGGATTGGCTTCAGATTCAATTACTGTTTCATTCTTGAACGACACAGCAGCAGGAAGCGTTCTTGCAACACTTCAGGCAGCATTCGGAACTACAGTTGCTTTCCAAGCAATTCAAGATTCTTCAGCAGCTGTATCAGCAACGAATGTTCTATACTCAGGTACAATTCTTGTAGATAACCTAACTGACATCAATGGTGCAGTTAGCGATGAAGGAATGATTGATATTACATTCACATGTAACAGCAAGACTTCTTACGCATCTACTGGTACTTGGTCATAATCTAACTAAATAAAGGGGCTAATCATGGCAAGACTAAAAATCGTTCGTATAGATGGAAGCGTTATCGAGGGTGAAATCACTCCAGCAGTGGAGTATTCATTTGAGTTATACGCTAAAAAGGGCTTCCACCGCGCTTTTCGTGAAGACGAAATGCAGACTTCGGTGTATTGGTTGGCATGGGAAGTCACACGCAGATCAGGTGAAACTGTTAAGCCTTTCGGGGTTGAGTTTATCGAGACACTTAAGAGTGTTGAGGTACTAGACTCAGACCCTTTAGCTTAAAGCGCGATTATCCATTCACCTACTTAATAGCTCGCTTGAGCATTAGGTTGGGAATCGCGCCACAGCAGTTATTAGATTTAGACTCAATAATGCTTCAAGCCTTGTTGAAGGGTCTTAAAGATGAGCAAAAGGAGATAAGCGATGCCAACAGAAGTAAAGGGCGCACTCGCACTCCGTAAGGCTCTTAAACAATTTACTCCAGATTTAGCCAAAGAAACACAAAAAGAGTTAGGCAATCTTCTTAAGCCAATTACTAATAAGGCTAGAGGATTTATTCCTTCACAAGCTCCTCTAAGTGGATGGGGTAAAAGCAGTTCAACTATTTGGGGCAGTGATCGTATTTGGAGTACGGGCAAAGCCAAGCGCGGTATTGGATATAAGACCACACCATCCAAGCCTAATGACAAAGGATTTAGAGCATTAGCTCGTATTGTCAATGCTTCGGCTGCTGGTGCTATTTATGAGACTGCTGGTCGTAAGAACCCTAATGGTCGAGAGCAAGCTCCTATGGCTAGAGTTGTGCGTGAGAGTCAATCCAATTATGGCAAGATGATTCGCTCTGGCTCGAAACAGCAATCTAGAAGTAATAACCCTCAAGCTGGTGCGCAATTTATTGGAGCTATGAATAAATATGGCCCGATAGTAGATGCCAATAATCAGACTGGCGCAGGTCGTAGGTCAGGCAAGATGAAGGGTCGCGCAATCTTTCGAGCATGGAAAGAAGATGGCGGTAAAACCAATGCAGCAGTTATCAAGGCTATTGAGAACTCTAAAGTAAAGTTCTATAAAGAAATGGGAGTTAAATAATGGCCATTGATCCATCCGTAGTCATTAACTTAGCGGCCGAGTTTACAGGCATTAAATCCTTCAAGCAGGCTGATACTGCAGTAACAAAACTTAACAAAAATGTAAAAAGTCTTGCTAGAACATTCGGGCTTACCTTTGGTACTGCTGCGGTAGTTGCTTATGGCAAAGCATCTGTTAAGGCATTTATAGAAGATGATAATGCTGCTCGCTCTTTAGGTATTACCTTAAAGAATCTTGGTCTTGAGACTGGTAATACTTCAGCCTATGTCAATGAGATGATTAGCAATCTTGAAAAGCAGACAGGCGTTCTTGATGATCAACTTCGTCCTGCTATGGACAGGTTGCTTCGGGCAACTGGCTCAGTCAGTAAAGCTACTACATTACTTGGCCTTGCTCTAGATATTTCGGCAGGCACTGGGAAAGACTTAACGACTGTCAGTCAAGGATTACAAAAGGCCTTCTTGGGCAATAATGCTTCACTGGGTCGATTAGGAGTAGGACTATCTAAGGCTGAATTGGCATCCTCATCTTTTGAGGAAATCCAAGTAAGACTCTCTGAACTCTTTGCAGGGCAAGCATCTTCTGCTGCTGAGAGTTATGCAGGCCAACTTAACAAGCTGACCATTGCAGGCAATAACGCTAAAGAGGTTATTGGTAAGGGAATCGTCCAAGCTCTTACAGAATCCAGTGGTAGCTTTGATGCTGCCACTTCTAACATTGAACAATACTCAGAAGCAATAAGTGACTTAATTGTAGAGTTTGGCAGATTCTTTAGACTATCTAATGCAGTGCCTTCAATCTTCGAATTACTTACTGATCCTGTAACTGCCATAAAGAACTTTAATAAAGTCGCAGATGAAATAGATGCACTTAGAGCTAAAGACAATGCTGGTGCTATGGGTAAGAATCCCATCCAGTCTGGCAGTTATCTTAAAAACCAAAAAGCAATAACTAAACTTACTCAAGACCAATCTAAAGCTCAGGCTAAGATTCTTGCTGATAAGAGACTATCTGGTGCGCTTGACAAAGCTAACCTAGCCCTTAATAAAGCTACCGATGTCTTTGATATGGATAAAATCCAACTCAATGCTGCCATGATTAATCAGGCACAGCAATTAGGGCAAGTTACATCACAGGCTCAACTATTAACCATTACTAACGATATTGCCCGCTTGCGTATTAAGCAGGACATCCTTGCTCTTGAAGATGCTATTGCTTCTAAGGATGAAGCAGCCATTACTGCTGCTACCCTTAAACTTAACAAAGACCTTCTTATCCTTGGAGCATTGCAGAATCAAAGTCTTAAATTGGCTGATATTAAATCAATCCTTGAGACTTTACTTCCAAAAGACTTAATCAATCTAGCCAACCTTAATGAGGCTATTCGCCTTTTAACGATTATCAATAACGGCAAAACTCCAAGCGCAACTAATCCAGTTGTACCTGTTAGTCCTTTAACACCAAAGACTCCTAATCCTTTAATTCCAGTTGTACCAGTTGCGCCAGCAGGTGTTGGTGCAGGAACAAAAACAGACGCACAAAAATGGGCTGAGGAAATAGCCGCTAAAGCAGCAGCAGATGCAGCAGCAGCAGCACAGGTTTCTTTGACAAACCAAGTAGCTCAGGCTTCTTTCACTGAAGGCATTACTGCTGGTTTATCTACAGCAGCAGCTTTATCAGGTGCTCGCTATGCAGCGCAAGGTGCAGCTATGATGGGTGGCGGTACAGTTAATGTAACTATTCAGGCTGGTGTGGGAGACCCTAACGCTATTGCTGAAGCACTTGACCAATATCTGCAAGGGGCAGTTGATCGTGGCACTTTAAGGATTCGCTAATGGCTTGGCTTCCAGAATGGCAAATTACTGTAGGCGATGATGTTTATACAACTGTTACCTCTGTTTCCTATGCCACTGGTCGGCTAGACATTGACCGCCAATGCACAGCAGGTTACTGCCGAGTAGAAATTATCAATACAGATGGCTCGCCTTTTACCATCAATGTTACTGAGCCAATCACCTTAGAGTTAAAGAACTCTAGCGGTACTTATGTCACTGTATTCGGTGGTGAAGTATCTGATTTTAGTATTGGGGTCAGAAGCCCAGATGAGACTGGTTATGTAACTACTGGCACAATTCTAGGCATTGGATCACTGGCTAAACTGACTAAGGCTATCTACAACACTGCCCTATCAGAAGGCTTAGATGGCGCACAGATTTCAGCCATTTTAGGTGCAGCTCTTAACCTTTCTTGGAATGAAGTTACCCCTACTGTTACATGGGCTACTTATCCAGCAACTACTACTTGGAATGAAGCCGAGACTTATATCGGCACTATTGACTCAGGCTTTTACACAATGATAAGCCAAGCGGCATCTGCTACGGCCAAGAGCCAGAGCCTAGTAGATCAGATTGCCACTAGCGCACTTGGTCAGGTCTATGAGTCAGCAGATGGCCTAGTCAATTATGACGATGCAGACCATCGCTCAGATTATCTTTCAGACAATGGCTACACCTACCTTGATGCAGCTTATGCAACTCCTAGCAGTATTAGTTCCCAGACACAGATTGCTCGCATCCGCAATAGCCTTATCTATAAATACTCTACAGCCTATGGCTCAACTTACAGTGCCTCTGATAGCGACTCTATTGCCTCTTACGGCCTATATGAGAAGTCTTTTGAGTCCAACATCAAGAACCTTGCTGATATCACTGACATCGCCACTAGAGAGTTAAATCTACGCAAGACCGCCAAAGCCTCGCTGGGAGCGATTACCTTTAGACTAGATAACCCAGACATGCCATCTGCCATGCTTGATGATCTAATTGGCATCTTTTTTGGTGAGCCTGTGCTAATTGAGAATCTACCTTCCAACCTTTTGGGTGGCACATTCGAGGGTTTTGTGGAAAATGTAGCCCTACGCGCTACCCCTACTTATGTGGATATAACCCTTTACATCACAGCTACAGAGTTCTCACTATCTACCACACAATGGGAGACAGTAATACCATCTACTACAATCTGGACAGGCGTAACTGGTACACTTGACTGGAATAACGCGACAGGAGCAATAGCATAAATGGCAACATCACCGATCTATTCTTGGCCAGAACCGGATAACACCGATCTAGTAAAAAATGGCGCGCTTGCCATGCGTACGCTAGGCAACGCCATTGACACCACTATGGGCACAATGGTTGCTAAAACTATTGTTGATGCTAAGGGTGACATCATTGCAGCTACTGCTGCCGACACAGTATCCCGTCTTGCAGTGGGAGCAAATAACACAGTCCTCACAGCAGATTCAAGTACAGCAACAGGCTTGAAATGGGCTGCTTCATCGAGTGGGGCATTAACTCTCATTGCCCGTACATCATTTTCAAACGTGGCAACACAGGCTTTTGATAGCGTATTCACATCTACATATAAAAACTATTTAGTTGTCTTTGATGCCGTTTCTGCTGCAACTTCTAGCGATAAATTACAACTTCAATTCCGCTATTCAGGCAATACAACTCAAGCAACTGGGCTTTATTCTAACATTATTTGGGCTAGAGCAAATTCTGCAACAGTTACAAATGAATTTGTAACAAATAGCACAGCCGCCAATATCGGTTACACTACAGGTTCATCAGGTTCAGGTTTTATGTATGTATCACAAGTTGGTAATACTTCTCAAAACGCAATCGCAAATGGGCAATACTTTGAGGGTTCAGGAGTATATGGTGGCAGTTTCAATGCAGTATCTTCAGTTGGCCGCACCTATGACGGATTCCTCTTGAAATCATCTTCAACAAACATCACAGGAACAGTTTCTATTTACGGATTGGCGGCAGCATAATGACACCAGAAATCGGAATATATGACCACGCAACAGGTGAAAGCCTTGTGCGTGAAATGAATGCTGATGAATTGGCTGATTATCAGGCTGGGCTAGAAGCAACTGCTAAAGCGGAAGCGGCTAAGGCCAAAGCGGAAGCAGACAAAGCAGCACTATTGGTCAAGCTCGGTATTAGTGCCGATGAAGCTGCTTTACTTGTTGGATGAAGCCAAGACTTTCTAAAGCTGCAATCCAGCTTCGTGAGCAGTTAGATGATTCCTTCCCAGATCGTGATAGGGCATCGGATGGTTGGGTCGGTGATACCCGACACGCTGCTCGCAAGTCTGATCATAATCCAGATGAGCAGGGCTGGGTTCGTGCCATTGACATTGACGCAGACCTATTCGGTGCAGGAGTCAAGCCGCATATCATGCCAGACCTTGCAGATCAACTTCGAATCAGTTGCAAGTCTAAGGCAGAGAAGCGCATCTCGTACATTATATTTAACGGCAGGATTGCGTCTCCCGTCCTTAACTGGAAGTGGCGCAAATACACAGGGGCTAACAAACACACTCACCACATGCATGTCAGTTTTAAGAAAGAAGCTGACCTTCTGGGTGAGTTTTATTCGATACCTATGTTAGGCGGAAACTAATGAATATGAAGAACCCTTATGTCCTTACTGCTGGAGCGTTCTTATCAGCTTGGGCTGCATCAAACTTTGCACTTGACTATCGCGCAGTTCTCTGGGCTGTACTAGCTGGTGTCTTTGGATATGCGACACCTAAGAAGTGACACAGTCTGACTTCTTCACGCTCTACCTAGCAACGCTGGCAATAGTTGGTGGCTTGTCAGGTTATGTAATTACCCACTTGTTGTCTGAGATTAAAAGACTCAACACGCGAGTCGATGAAATCTATAACATCTTACTAGACAGGTAACATTCTGCTATGGCAAGAAAAGCAACTAAGGCATTAGAGGAACAAGGTTATTCAAAGCTAGATG